AGACCTTACGGGGCCGATTGGCTGAGACTCCGGTTACAGCCAAAGCGCAGCCGGAGCACGTGGGTTCAACTCCCACCGGCTCCATCAACAGACTTCGCTGCCGCTCCCTCCCTGGCTGGCAGTGAACACCCGCCCGTGACGATGGCCCTTGCGGTCTAGCAGGCGGGAATCTTCCGAGCGTGGGGCTAGGACAGCTCACGCCCACCACTTGCCCGCAGTCATAGCTGACACAGCGGGCAGGCCATTCAGATGATCAAGCACATCCCGCTAGAGGATCAACCAGAACGCAACCCAGGCGCGTACCCACACGGACGTGCCTGTTGCTGTGGGACAAAGCTGAACCGGAACAACCCCGGCCCGTCTTGTCACTCGTGCCAGCTCGCAGCAATGCCATCAGCCGAACTGATTGCCGAGACTCTCGACAGCATGGAGATCACGCCCATGCCCAGACTTGAGGACATAGCGGCGTGAGCTACATCCCGAAGCGATACGGCAAGCCCGAAGGCTTCCCGTGGTCACCACTAGACGGTAGCCAGGCTCAAGACAGACTACGCACCTACACAGTGATAGGACCAGAACCCAAGGCAGCAATGACAGTGAGCCTGAAGACTGGCATCAGCCTGCCTAACACCGTGACACAGCTCAGGCAGCTAGAGATCCGCAAGGCAGTCAAGCGCAAGACCGACGAGGCCGGAGTGATGCGGTGGACACGAGACAGCGGAGCGTGGTTCGAGCCGCCACCGTTCTGATGCGTAGATCTCTGTCACCGTGCTCAGTGTCCGGTTGCCCAACGCTGACCATGAAGCACAAGTGCGACAAGCACAGCCGAGAGGCAGACCGCAAGCGCGGTACTGCTACGGAGCGCGGCTATGGCAAGCAGTGGAGGCAGACCCGCAAGGTGTTCCTTGACCGATACCCCTGCTGCCAGCACACAGATGGATGTATCAACCAAGCCACTGACGTTCACCACGTCGACGGACTAGGGCCGCAGGGTCCGCTGGGACACGACGAGGGAAACCTGATGGCTCTGTGTCATAGCTGCCATAGCCGGATCACAAGCCAGGAGCAAGGCGGTGCTTGGGGTGTCCAACCCGACTGAAAGACTTACAGGATCGTAAAGCGCCCCCGCGAGCGTGAACTCCGGGGGCATGGCTGACCGCTAGGAGGTCAACGTGTCACAGATTACCCCACCACCCCGATCTTTCCGCGTAGACAATGGAGTGAAGGTCTGCTCGGTTGACTCATGCGAACGCAAAGCTATCGTTCGTGGCTGGTGCCCAGCCCATTACCACCGCTGGCAGAAGCACGGTGACACTCTGCCTCATATCCCCATCGCGAAGAGGTGGGCGAACAAGGAAGCAATCTGTGAGGCGGATGGATGTACCAAGCGAGCGCAGAAGCGCGGATGGTGCGGCCCACACTATGAGAGATGGAACAGACACGGCGACACTATGGCCGGTGTTCCAATCAGGCAACTGATAGCAGGGGCTGAGTGTTCCGTCGAAGGATGTGAGAACAAGGCGAGGACTAGGGGTTGGTGCGAAGCCCACTACCGCCGTTGGTCTTGTGATGGCACGTTGGGTGACGATCTTCCTAAGCGCCGTGTGCTTCACGGTAAGCACATGGACAAGGGCTACCGGACCATAGTCGTCCACGGCCACCCCAATGCCAACAAACGAGGGCGCATTCTTGAACACCGATATGTGATGGCAGAACACCTCGGCAGGCCACTGGAGCCAGGGGAAACGGTTCATCACAAGAACGGCATCAGGAACGACAACCGCATTGAAAACCTTGAGCTGATGGTTAGCCACCCTGCTGGTCAAAGGGTCACGGACAGGGTTGAGGACGCGCTCCACATCATTCGACGCTACGCCCCTCACCACCTTGCCGACGACGCATAGGGGGTAGACCCTAACTCGAAAATGCGCGGAACCGAGCGCGAAGTCTCTAACAATCTGTACGGTTCACAAGTTGGGACGGGTTCCCATTATGGCGGGAGGATTCCATGCCGGCACAGCCAAAACCACCCGGTCAGCGCAGAAGGCGCAACGCGGGGCAATCACAGTGGAAAGAACTGCCAGCCGAAGGGCGCAAAGGCACTGCGCCCGAGCTCCCCGACCTTGAATGGCTGAATGACACCCGCGAATGGTGGGCAACCATCTGGGCATCGCCAATGGCTACGGTCTGGCAGCCGGCAGATGTTGACCCGCTGATCCGGCTTGCGCGTTTGCGCGATGCGGACGCTCGAGGTGACGGTTCAGTTTCCGCGCTTGCTCAGATCACCGCACTCGAGGACCGCTTCGGCCTAAGTCCGAAAGCGCGTCGAGCACTTCAATGGGAGATCAACACCGCAGAAGGTAGCGCCGGGCAATCGCAGCCCACCAAGCGCAGACTTCGCGCTGTTAGCTAATGCCCTGGCGTGGGGCTGAAACACCGGGCGAGTTCCCAACGCTCGGCTTCCTTGTGGCCGACTGGATCGAGGATCACTGCGCGATCCCAGACCGCGAGATGATCGGGGAGCCGTTTCTGCTCACCGACGAGCAGCTGGACTTCCTGCTGAACTTTTACCGCCTGATCCCAGAGACTGGCGAGTTCTACTATTCACGCGGTGCCCAACTGACCCGTCCACAGAAGTGGGGAAAGGGTCCGCTATCTGCCTCCATCATCTGCGCCGAGGCTTCTGGGCCCGTTACCTTTGACGGCTGGGACGCTGAAGGTCTGCCGGTTGGCAAGCCTTGGACCACTCCGCTGATTCAGGTCACGGCAGTTTCCGAGGATCAGACCGCAAACGTTTACTCAGCCCTTCTACCGATGATCGAGCTGGGCGCACTCCACGCCGACATCGAGGACACCGGCCTTGGACGAATCAACCTTCCAGGTGGTGGCAAGATTGAACCCGTCACCGCTTCTGGCCGCTCCCGGCTAGGGCAGCGCGTCACCTTCATCAACCAGGACCAGACTGAATCGTGGCTACAAAGCAACGGCGGTCGAGTGCTGGCAGACAACCAGCGACGCGGTATCGCCGGCATGGGTGGAAGGTGGCTTTCGACGCCAAACGCCTACGACCCGGCAGAAGAATCGGTTGCTCAATACACAGCCGAAAACGAAAAGGCCGGCGTCTACCACGATGACGTGGAAGCTCCGCAGGGTCTATCGGTCAAAAACAAGTCAGACCGCAGAAGGGCTCTGAAAATTGTTTACGGCGACTCCGTTACCGGCACCCGCGACGGAGAAAGCGGCGCGGTCAAACCTTGGATCAACCTGGACCGCATCGACGCCGAAATTGAAGCACTGCTCGGGCGAGATCCAGCGCAGGCTGAGCGGTGGTTTCTAAACCGCAAGAGGGCGGCAGAGTCTGCGGCCTTCGAATACGAAAAGTGGCAGCAGCAGGCAACGGACTACCGACCGGACAAAGGCGCGTTCATCGTTGTGGGCATTGACGGCGCAAGGTTTGACGATGCGCTTGCCATTGTCGCTACTGAAGTTGAAAGCGGGTATCAGTGGGCGGTTGGCATCTGGCAGCGGCCAGAAAACGCCTCCGATGACTACGAGCACCCGATGAACGAGGTCGACGGCGCTATTCAGGAAACCGTAGACGAGTTTTCCATCTGGCGAGCCTATGTGGACCCAGGCACCGGCGGCGGCAACATCGAAGCGCTGTTGGAGCGGTGGCAGGGACGCTGGGGCAACGACAAGTTCGTGCCGTGGCTAATGAGCCGGCCAAAGCAGACCGCTCAGGCAGTCGGAAAGTTCACCGACGCCATCTCCACCGGAGAAGTCAGCAATGACGGCGACGAAATGTTTACGCAGCACATCAAAAACGCGGTTCGTCGCAAGATCACCGCAAAGGACGACGAAGGCCGACCACTCTGGACTGTTGGCAAAGATCGTCCGAACTCTCCCCGCAAGATTGACGCTGCCGCTGCTGCCGTCATTAGCTGGGAGGCGCGAGGCGACGCAATCGCAGAAAACGCAGAACCAGACGGCCCCTCGCAGGTCTGGTTCACATAACCGAAAGGAGGTCCGTCTATGGCCCCGACGACCCCTGCCGAATGGCGCGACCTTCTCGAGCACCGACTTCACACCCGCTGGAGCGAATGGCAGACCTACGACCACTACTACGAAGGCAACCACCGCATCTCGGAGTGGTTGCGAACCACCCAGGCAGCCTTCCAAGGAACGGTGCTAGGTCAGCTCCTACGCGACCTCACCGATAACTACATGACTCTGGTGGTGGACGCTCCCGCTGAGCGATGCCGTGTTCAGGGTTTCCGGTTCGGTGAAGACGCCGACGATGAGGCATGGAGCATCTGGCAGGCCAACGGCCTTGACGCTCAGGCCAACATGGTCCACACGGAGTCGATCAAGCTGGGAGAGGCGTACTGGATGGTTCAGCCCTCTCCAGACGGCCCGATCATTACTTCAGAGCATCCTTCTCAGGTCATCGTGGCCCACGCTCCTGGTGATCGTCGCCGGCGGCTCGCTGCTCTCAAGGAATGGAACGACGGCGATGAAACCTACGCCAATGTCTACCTGCCAGAAGGCGTGTTCAAGTACCGGACAGACGCCAAGCGCAGGCAGCACAAGCGGATCGAAGAGCACTGGCAGCTGATCGAGAGCACTTCTAACCCGCTCGGTGAAGTTCCCATTGTGCCGATCCCGAACAACCCTTCGATGCTCAGGGGCGGGCGCTCAGACCTTTCCTACGGTGCCGTAAGCCTTCAGGATCAGATCACCAAGACTGTCGTTGATTTGCTGATTGGTTCGGAGTACCACGGACTGCCGCAGCGCGTCCTGCTCGGAGTCGAGCCGCCCAGAGATGCCAACGGCAAGCCGATCCCCTTTCAGCAGGCCGCAAAGTCTCGCCTCTGGTATTTCGGCAACGAGAACGCCAAGGCTCACGAGTTTTCGCAGGCCGATCTCAAAGCCCTGCGTGAATCCATCGACGGCTACATTGGCGACCTGGCGGCGCAGACGCGCATTCCGATCTACTACTTCCGGCCAGCCGCCATCTCTAACATCTCCGCAGAAGCGCTGATTGGTCTGGACGCCGGCTTGGTGTCGAAGACCAACGACAAGAAGGACGCCTTTGGTGAAGGTCACGAAGAGGCTATGCGCCTTGCCTTCAAGTCGATTGACGCCAACGATCCCCGCGCAACGGCCACTGACGCGGAAACGATCTGGAAAGACACCGAGTCCCGTTCTCAGGCCCAGCTCACCGACGCGGTGACGAAGGAAGTCTCGATTGGTTTGCCGTTTGAGGCGGCGCTCGAAAAGCTCGGCTACAGCCCTCAGGCGATTTCCCGCATTCTTGACATGAGGGCAGAAGAAACCTTCCTGATACCGGAGCCTGATGCCCAGGTCGCCCCAGAGCCTCCGGTTAACTAACCGCTATTCCGCGCAGCTGGCAACCACAGCGGCGCGGATTGCGCGGATTGCGCGAAGCCGGTGGAGCCTGGACCCCGCAGACTTCGACCGCAGCTACGAAACGTGGCTCGATGTGGTGGTGCCGCTGGTCACATCGGCCCAGAGATCGAACGAACGGCTCACGGCGGCGTACCTGACTTCGTTTATCGCGTCAGAAACCGGCAGACGCCCACGACTCAGCAAGGTCGACTCCGTTGCGGGCTTCAGCAGCACCGGTCGCCCACTGCGTGAAGCATGGGAGTCGCCACCGATCCGCGCCAAGATCGTTATGGCAAACGGCGGCACCACACAGCAGGCTTCCGAGGTTGCGAGGACAGCCGCCCTACGGTGGGCAGACGTGGATACATACTACGGAGCCAGAGGGCCAATGACGGCGCTTCTGGTGGCTGTGGCAGCCATCACGGGCTACACACGGGTCACCGGCGGGAACGCCTGCGGAGCGTGTCTGGGAGCAGCGGACGGAACCACCTTCGCAACGGACGAAGTGTTTGAGTTCCACGCTAACTGCGACTGCGTTGCCGAACCCGTCCTGATTGACGACCCCGGCACAGTCGAGCGTCCTACGGGGCAAGAAATCTTCAACGAACTTCCCAAGGCCGAACAGAACCGGCGACTTGGGGAAACAGCCGCAGAAGCAGTGCGCGGCGGTCTTCCGCTGAAAACGCTTGTGGGCCATGAGCCCGTAGGCGACGGCGCGGAATGGCTGACACAGAAGCCGCTCGCGGCGCTGTAACAAAACCGGACCCTGGCGGAACCAGGGGCAACCCACCCGAAAGGGGCTCATATGGCAGACGAAGCGGCAATCGCCGAATCGGAAGCAACCACGGAATCGGCACCAGCCGAAACCACCACCTTCACCCAGGATCAGGTTAATGCCCTGATTGCCAAGGAGAAGGGCAAGATCCAGTCCAAGTTCGCGGATTACAGTGACCTGAAGTCCAAGGCCGCGAAGCTGGAAGAGATTG